ACATGACTAAGTGGTACACGACACCGATCTTTACTTGGCTGAACCAAGAGAAGCCACCGTATATTGAGATCGTTAACGATCCGCGTTATACAATTAAGCAACCGCGTGATATGTTCCATATGCCGATGCGTTCTCTTGGCCAGTTTGATTACGACTACGAAACGTTTTCTATTCGTAGCTACGAAGATCAAGAGCGTATCACTCGAGTCGTACACTCTGAGTACGCAGGAATGGAAACTGCGTTCTGTGGTGACTATGAGTATACTCAAGAAGTTAATCTCGGTCGCAAGACGGACTTCATGGTTGTTCTTAACGAAGGTAAGCCGTCGCGTTACGATCTACTTAAGGAATGGGTACTAGATAAGTTTGAAGACGTTGAGATCTATGGCAAGTGGGAACACGATGCTGTAAGTAAAGACTCTCGCTTTAAGGGGTCCATGCATATCGACGAACTTCAGAAGAAACTTAGAGACGTTAAGTTCACGTTCATTATTCCTATCAAAGAAGGCTGGGTTACTTCGAAATATATCGAAATGATCCACGCGGGTGTAATTCCGTTCCTGCATCCGACTTACGATATGCAGAGTCACCTTCCTATTCCAGACTTTCTGCGTCCAAAGACTCCTTCTGAGTTCTACGAGCGTATGCAGCATCTGATTGATAATCAAGATGAATACGAGACGTTACTTAAGGATCTTCGCAAAGCTGTTCTTAAGCCGGAATATTACGACGGTACTTTCATTAACGATAAGATCATGTCTACGTTTGATCCTAGCTATCAACGCCCAGACGTAAGAGTCTTTGAAAAGAAGACTGTAACGACTCTCGAAGACTTTTTTACATAAGGATAAAATAATGACTGATATTACTTGGGTACCTCATATCCCACTCATTGGTGGACAGATGCTCGGCGCAGAAAAAGCTTTCGGAGTTCCTCCTCTTGCTATCTACTCATACGATGGATTTCAAGCAAACGATAGTCACTACGTCAACTATCAGAACAACGTAAAAGGACGTGGATTAGAGTATCGTCTTCTAGATAACGGTCCGCCAATTCATAAGGTGGACGTTGTGTCGGGTACTCCACCCTGTGCTGCTCTTTCTCAGTTGAACACAGGCCAGACTGCGGAAGCAAAGGGCGCAAACTGTGCTAAGAACGAATGGATGTACAAGGTATTCGAGGACGCGATCGACCTATTTGAAGCAAAGGCAGTCGTTGTAGAAAACGCTCCTGCTCTCTATACGAATAAGGGTCGGGCGGTCGCGAACAATTTGTTTGACATTTGTAATAAAAGAGGTTATAGTTTAACTCTGTACAAAACATCTACGATGTATCACGGCATTCCGCAAGCTCGCGATCGTACTTTTGCTATTGGTTGGAAGTCTGAGAAGGCACCTATCATGGCTTGGTTCAAACGCGATCGTAAGAACTTCCGTGAGTATCTAGCAGAGATAGAGAACAATACGCTGCAACACGATCTTGTTATCAATAACAAACTCGACGATGAACCATACTATGCGTTTATCAAAGCAAGAACAAATGAAAACCCAAGGGACGTCATTATTCGTAGCGGTAACATAACAGCTTTTAACTACATTAATCGTAGTGGTCTACTCGACGAAGCAAACAAGTGGATGCACGAGGTCGGCCACGCTCGTGGTATCAAAGTATCGGAACACGCCATTAAAAAGTTCGCAGATAATAAAGGCATCTGGGATAGCTCGACTCATGTATTCGATGAATGCATGAATGCTGTTATCGGCCGTAACCTTGCTGATACGATACATCCAATTCACGACCGTTCCCTTACGGTTCGTGAAGCTCTGCATATGATGGGCTTCCCTCACGACTTCGAACTCGTCGGCGGTCTTGCTAAAATGAACCATATTGCGCAAAACGTTCCTGTACCAACTTCGCGTGATATTCATTCTGAGATCGCAAAGTTCGTTCGTGGCGAGTTGCCTATGTCCGGCACAAACTATCTACGTCAGAACAATCACTACGAAAAGAATGAATACGATCCTCTCGGAACAGGATCGCAGAAAGCAACTCTAGAGGAATTTTTTGTATGACTAACCATCTTATAATCGACTTTGAGACCATGGGAAAGGATGCGACCAAGTGTGCTGTAATCGACTGCTCAGTGATGGTATTCAATTTCGAAAAGTTTACGAGTAATCCGTACTCTCTAAACAGCATCACTGAGACTAGAAAGTTTAAGCTGTCCGTAGTGGATCAAGTAAAGAACTATAGTTGGGAAATTGACAAGAGCACTCTGCAGTTCTGGGAAGAACAAGATGCAGATGTTCGCGCTAACATTGCGCCAAAGAAGACGGATCTAACGGTTAAAGAATTTATTCAACAGTTTCACGAGTTCCTAATTAAGTCGCCAAAGATTGACTATTGGTGGAGTCGTTCTAATACTTTCGATCCAATCATTCTATCTCGTTTGTTTGATGCCGAAGGCAAGCGCCTTCAACTTGAAGAGTACCTTAAGTATTGGAAAGTTCGTGACACGCGAACCTACATCGATGCAAAGATGAACTTCTCGACTACGAATGGATTTACACCAATGCTCAATGAAGAGAAGTGGAATAAATCATTTAAAAAACACGACAGCGCGTGGGATATTCTTGCTGACGTACTTCGTTTTCAACAAATACATCGTGCTGAAAACGATCTTGACCTATTATAAGGAGTAAATGATGCAACTACAAGTCACTGCTGAGCACCTCAGAAAATATTCTATCTTCATTGGAACTCCAATGTATGGTGGACAATGCGCAGGTATGTACTGTAAGTCGACCAACGACCTAGCCACTCTCTGCGCAAAGTATGACATCAGTCTTAAATTCTACTACCTGTTTAACGAGAGCTTGGTTCAGAGAGCAAGAAACTACGTTGCAGACGAGTTTCTTCGCTCCGATTGTACTCATCTAATGTTTATTGACTCTGATATTGGCTTCCGTCCTAACGATGTTCTATCCCTTCTAGGAATTCAGACTCTACAGCCGGATGAGTATGACATTATGACTGGGCCATATCCTAAGAAGACGATTGCTTGGGAAAAGGTAAAGAAAGCTGTCGAGATGGGTAAGGCTGAGAACCCGCTCGATCTTGACTTCTATACTGCTGACTATGTCTTTAATCCAGCAAAAGGGCATACGTCGTTTCGTATCGACCGACCAGTCGAAGTAAGCGAGGGTGGTACCGGTTTCATGCTTATTCCTCGTGAGGTATTGGAAAAGTATAGGGATGCGTATCCTGAACTTAGATACATTCCAGACCACGTTCGCACGAAAAACTTTGATGGTTCTCGTGAGATCACTGCATTCTTTGATTGCGAGATAGATCCAGTATCAAAGCGTTATCTATCAGAAGATTACTTCTTCTGTCAGAAAGCTCGAGCTATCGGAATTAAACTACACATGTGTCCTTGGATGGAACTACAGCACGTCGGTTCTTATATCTTCAAGGGATCCATGGGAGCGATTGCTTCAATTGGAGCAAATCCGACAGCCAGTAGAGAATCGAATGAAAAGACTTACAAAGAAAAGAAGAAGAAAGCATTTAGACCTTAATGTTGTTGACAAATGCAAAACCATGTGATATACATATACTAATGAATAATGATCAAGGAGAGATATACTATGAAATTTTCTGAACGCACTCTTACTATCCTTAAGAGCTTTTCCACCATCAACAAATCAATCGTCATGAAACCTGGAAAGGTTTTGCGTACGATTACGCCAGAAAAGAATTTGATCGCGATTGCGAACATCGAGGATCAGTTTCCATCCGAAGCTGTTATCTATGATCTTTCTCGCTTCCTGTCCATGTTGAGTCTGTATCAAAACCCAGACGTTGAATTCCATGACAAGTACTTCATCATCTCTGAAGGCAAGCTCAAAACGAAGTATGTCTTCGCTGACATCTCGATGATCGTCGCTGCGCCTGAAAGAGAGATCGGTATCCCAACCGCTGACGTATCTGTGAGCGTGAAATGGGCAGATCTGCAGTCTGTAATGAAAGCGGCAGGTGTTTTCCAGTTTGGTGAGATTGCATTTATCGGCGAGGATGGTAAGTGCTATCTGCGAGCAATCGACAGCAACAACAAATCGTCAGACGCATTCGGTGTAGAGATCGGTGATACTAACGACACCTTCACTCTCATTCTCAAGACCGATAACCTTAAGTTGCTTCCGCAGGATTACGAAGTAACTCTCTGCGCCAAGGGCGTGTCGATGTTTAAGGGTGCTGACGTATCCTATTACGTCGGTGTTGATACTAGATCTACCTACAAGAAAGGTGAATAATGTCTGAAAAAGTAAACATTACTCTACAGGATATCGCTACTGCTGTTTCTATTATCGATATCTGCGTTAAAAGAGGCGCAGTTGAAGGATCTGAACTTACTGTAGTTGGATCTATTAGAGACAAGTTCGCGACGTTTGTTGAACAAAACAAAGCGCCGGAACCAAAAGAACCAGCTAAAGAAGCTGAATAACTTCTTATTCTTTACACGACACACAGGAGATACATAATGGCGCTTGACGCAAAGATTGACGAAGTACTTTGGGTCGAAAAATATCGTCCTCGTTTAATCGAGGATACGATCCTACCACAAAAGACTAAGGATACGTTTAAGAAGTTCGTATCCGATAGTTCCATTCCAAACCTACTGCTGACAGGTGGTCCAGGTATGGGAAAGACAACCATCGCAAAAGCTATGCTCAATGAGCTCGGCTGCGATTACATCGTTAAGAACGGTTCTCTTAACGTCAATCTTGACACTCTTCGTTATGAAATCTCGACGTTTGCTTCGTCAGTCTCGTTTAGCGGTGGCCGTAAATACGTCATCCTTGACGAGGCTGACTATCTCAATGCAGCTAACGTTCAGCCTGCTCTTCGTAACTTCATCGAAGAATACTCCAAGAACTGCGGTTTCATCTTTACTTGTAACTTTAAGAACCGTATTATCGAACCTCTGCGTTCTCGACTTTCTGAAGTGGACTTTACGATTGAAAAGTCGGATCGCCCAAAGATGGCTGCTCAGTTCTATAAACGTGTTCTTGCCATCCTGACAGCCGAAAACATTGATCACGATAAGACTGTCGTAGCGAAAATCATCGAGCGGTACTTCCCAGATTTTCGTAGAGTTCTCAATGAACTGCAGTCGTATGCTGCATCCGGACGTATTGATGAAGGTATCTTTACTGACATCAAGCAAGAGACTGTTGACAAACTTTTTGTTATGCTGAAGGAAAAGAACTTCACCGAGATGCGTAAGTGGTGTCTCGATAACAGTGATCAAGACTCGAACGAAATGTTCCGTACTATCTACGATGCTGCTGCTGAAAAGGTTGAGCTTAAGAGTCTTCCTGGCTTTATCGTTACTCTTGCTGACTATATGTATAAGTCTCACTTTGTGGCAGACCCAGAGGTTAACTTGGTTGCGTTCCTGACTGAAGTTATGTTCGAGTCAACCTATAAATGAAGTTCTTTTCAAAGAAACCTGAGACGTGTTTCTTTTGTCAAGTTACCTTGAGTGCAGACAACACGTTTACACTTCAATACTCATCCGCAGAAGGAGTGCATACTGCAAAGATGTGCGGCGTGTGCTCTAAAACATTTGACGAACTTGCAGATATGAAAGAAGAGCTATATGACTCAAGATTTAAAACCATTTGACTTTGTAAAGTCTGCGTCGCACAGTAAGAAGGATCTAATTCGTGGTTCTGACTTTCCTGAGCAAACTGAGAAGCAATACATTCCGTTCATTACAAATCGAGCGTTCGCTGCCTTCGAGGATAGCATACTTCATGCGAACGAAATGAACATGCGTCACCATCTTTTTAAAGACGCTCAGTATCGCTACTATCTCGGTGTCCTGAGATCAAGGAACAGGTTCTCTCCTTGGCTAAAGGAACAGAAGAATACAGACCTCGATATGATACAGGAATACTACTCTGTGAACAGAACGGTAGCAAAGATGTATCTTAAGGTACTGACTGAAGAAGACTTGAAGCGTCTGCGTGACAAATTCCAGAAAGGCGGATAAGTATAAATACTCGGATGGCTTTTATGAGCATCATCGCAATAATAATAACTATAAAGGTGAACTCATCATGGAGAAAGACTTATTCCGAGGGATCGGCGTAGAAATAACGCTACCAAATCCTGATAACTTTCTTAAGATAAAAGAAACGTTAACACGTATTGGTATATCCTCGAAAAAGGAAAAGAAGTTGTATCAATCGTGCCATATTCTACATAAGCAGGGACACTACGCGATTCTTCACTTCAAAGAACTATTCATTTTGGATGGTAAAGAAAATACATTCGCGGACGAGGATAGAGCTAGAAGAAACACTGTGATTAATCTTTTAGAAGAGTGGGATCTATTAAAGATTGTTGATCCTTCAAAGTCTGAAGACCCAGTCGCACCACTCAGTCAGATAAAGATCATATCACACAAAGAAAAGGACGAATGGATCTTAGAACCTAAATACAATATCGGAAAAAAGAAGTAATTGAAGGAAATTATACTATGAATGTTTTTCGTCTAAACAAAAGAGCAGAGATACCAACGCCAACTTCTGATAGACCAGGCCAGTTTGATATTAAAGCGTGTTTCGATCTTGGTTCTAAAGTTTCGTATCACAATAGCGTAAATAAAGAAAACTTTGTTCCTGTACGTGTTATTAGCGGTAATGTATGCGTACAGATATACCCAGCTCAGAGATTTGCAATACCAACTGGGTTGATCTTTGACATCCCTGAAGGTCATATACTAAGATTAATGTCGACGGCTAACGTTACCTTAAAGAAGGGTCTCGTTATCGTTGACGGAACTGGAATTATTAATCCACACAGCGGAGAAGCTTTTGTGACTCTGCATAATATATCAGATACGCCTGCCATTATTAATGACGGCGAAAGTATTGCTCTAGGTATGCTTGAGCAAGCACTGGTCTATGATATTACAGAGACTAGTGAAAGACCGTCGTAAGACGGAAAGAACCGGGTTATAACCCACATTACACAACACACAGGAGAAAACCAATGACTACTAAGAACCCATTCGAGATCCGTGCCGAAATGCTTCAGCTCGCAAAAGAGTATATGGATCAGCAGTACCATATGAACGTTCAGTTTGCCGAAAAGATGATGGATCAAGGCAAGAAGACCGCCGAAGAAATGAAAGAGCATTATAAGATGTACTCCATGGATGAACTCATGGAAAAAGCAAAAGAAATGTACTCTTTCGTAAGTAAGAAGGACTAACACATGTTAGATCCGGATCATTCTTACTTAAGAAGTCTGTCTGAAAAGAAGACAGGCGGCAAGTAAATATAAATAGAAGTGGAGGCGCCAAATGGGTCTCCACTTTT